AACGTGCCGAAGAGGGCGATTGGGGAGCGTGGTCTGACAAACTACCATCACAATTTTTGTCCAAGCAGAGTCTTCATCTCGTTAAGAAACAGTTAGGTTTGGCCGCATCTGACAAACTTGCAGAGTTTGATGAGATATGTCGTCTGACAAATCCAACTGTTAAGAAAACACTTCTCAAATCGTTTGCAGATGATTGTGATGCGGCAGCAATCCATTTACAGGCAGCAGCTCTTCCTCGTCAAAAGTATCAGGTAATACTGCCAATTACTTCTATGAAAGATAACGAAGTTTATGCGCCTAACTATAAAAATGGTGAACAGGTGGCTTTGATTCGGTATCCACATGGAGGTACATTTGAAATTCCTATTGTCACTGTTAATAATAAACATCCAGAAGCAAAAAGAGTTTTGGGTAATGCCCTTGATGCGATCGGTATTAACAGCAGAGTTGCCGAGAGATTATCTGGCGCTGATTTCGATGGTGATACAGTAATGGTAATTCCTACTGGCGGTAAAGTAAAAATTACATCTACCTCTCCGTTGAAAGGGCTTGAGGGATTCGATCCAAAAACTTCCTACCCTTACAAAGAGGGTATGAAAACTATGAGAAATACTCAGACAGAGATGGGCAAGGTGTCTAATCTCATAACCGATATGACACTTAAAGGGGCGACACAGGATGAATTAGCCAGAGCTGTCCGCCACAGCATGGTTGTTATTGATGCTGAAAAGCATAAGCTGAATTACAAGCAGAGCGAGATAGATAACGGCATAGCCTCCCTTAAGAAAAAATATCAGGGGCACTATGACGAAGATGGTAAGTATCACGAAGGTGCAGCTACCCTCATATCCCGTGCGAAATCAGAGATCTCCGTACTTAAAAGAAAGGGCAGTCCTATCATTGATCCAAAGACAGGAGAACAATCATATAAAGAGGTTTATGAGGAGTATGTGGATAAAAAAACTGGCAAAACTAAGGTTCGCACACAAGCCTCTACAAAAATGGCTGAAACACGCGATGCCAGAACGCTGTCTTCCGGACATCCAGTTGAAGAAGCATATGCCGACTATGCAAATCAAATGAAATCATTAGGAAACAGAGCAAGAAAAGAAATGCTTTCCACAGGCAAGATTGCGTACTCAGCATCTGCAAAAGCGGCATATCAGCCAGAAGTTGATAGTTTATCAGCAAAACTCAATGTAGCGCTTCGTAATGCACCAAAAGAAAGGCAGGCTCAAGTGATTGCGAATGCTAATGTAGCGGCAAAGAAGAAAGACAATCCAGACATGACAAATGCGGAAATCAAGAAAGCCGGACAACAGGCACTCACATCAGCAAGAGTTAAAGTTGGTGCAAAAAGGGAACCAATTAAATTGACAGACAAAGAATGGGAAGCTATTCAAGCTGGTGCTATCAGCGAAAACAAACTCAAGCAAATCATTAACAATGTAAATATTGATGAACTAAGGCAAAGAGCTACACCAAGAACGACAACGTCTTTAAGCTCTGCTAAAATCAGTAAGATTTCATCAATGAACGCTTCGGGTTATAGTATTGCTGAAATAGCACAAGCTTTAGGAGTTTCAACATCAACAGTATCAAAATACTTATAACAGAAAGGAGAGTGAACACCCATGCAAAGGGAGTGCAGGCTTACAACATTTGACAATCCTTATGATCCATTTGAACAGTTCACTTCTTGGTTTCTGTTCGATGTGGAAAAAGGTTATGATACTTGTTCTTATTTGGGAAGAATTGCAAAGACTTCTGAACAATTCTCTGAAGAAGAGAACAATATGGAAACTGAACGCGCAATTGATGAAATAATCAAGTACGATTTTAGAAATATCTACAGGAAGGTAACAAGACAAGTTGCTACCGCTTGACAAAGGAATAACGCATCTAACAATACCTTTGTGGTATGTAGGTATTTGGCGTATGATTTAACAACTTTGCTTTTCTTTGTCATCACACATCAAATAAAAAAGAAAATAGATTTTATTCATTTGAAATAAAATTAACAGAAAATGAAAATTCTGTTACAAAAAAATTTTTTCATAAGACCAAAGACTGCTTTGAATGCATAGTGGGGGTGTCTGCAAAAAATGCACCCCCTCCTGCATCGCGGCGGTCTTTAAAATTTCTCCGGGGGATATTTTTGGGGAAAGTCTTTACATAGGATGGCATTTAAAGAAGCTTCCAGGGTTGGCATAAATGAGTTTTACTCTTTCTTTTTTCTCCTTTCAGGTAAAAAAGTTTTCGCCGGCTCTGGGAGTTTCTTTAAATGTCATCCAAAATAGATACAAAAAGAGGATATTTCCAATTCAAAGTATCTGTGTAGTAACCAGTAAATTATGCAAGGAGGCAGTTAAGATGAGAAAAACACAGACAAAAAATTCTTCAGGAGCCTCTAAAAAGATGAGACCGGCTCTCAATCCGGAAGCAAGAGAGAATCAGTTGGTGTCTTTGGCTGTTGACCTTGCAGAACAGCAGCTTCGTGATGGAACAGCTTCTTCACAGGTCATAACTCATTACCTAAAGCTCGGTTCCCAGAGGGAAAAGCTCGAACGGGAGAAAATCGCATTAGAGAATGAACTGACAAGGGCAAAGACTGAAGCGGTTGGCTCATCGAAGCACATTGAAGAATTGATGGAACAGGCTATTGACTCTATGAGACGATATAGCGGAAATGGAGATCCGGATGAATATTAGGACTTATTCAGAACTGATTCAAATTCCGACTTTTGAAGAACGATATGAGTATTTGAAGCTCGGAGGAGAAATCGGGGTGGAAACATTCGGATTCGAGAGGTATCTAAATCAAAGATTTTACCGCTCTAAGGAATGGAAGGCTTTGAGAGATGAAATTATCGTCCGCGATAACGGATGTGATTTGGGAGTAATCGGATATGAGATATATGGAAAAATCTATATCCATCACATGAATCCAATCACGGCAGACGATATCCGGAACAATACAGAGTATCTTATGAATCCGGAATTTTTAATTTCCACGACGCATAACACACATAATGCAATCCATTATGGAGATAGTGATTTGCTGAATGCTGCTGTGCCAGTGGAGCGAACAAAAAATGACACTTGCCCTTGGAGGCAAAACTGAACAGGAGGTAAAGAAAGATGAGCAATGAAACAACCAATGCAAATGAGGTAAATCAGAACAACGAGGTACTGGAAAATAGTCAGCAGGAAGGAGCAGTAATGGAGAACAATGCAAAATATTATCCTAAACAGCCAGTTTCTACACAGGAGAAAAACACCAGTATTCTTTATGGTATAGTCACAAACTGCAAGCAGCTTAATGTCCGCCGGGAGGCACAGAAGAGAGCTGACAATGTTCTCTGTGTCATTTCAGCAGGAGATGTATTGGAGATTCACAAAGACCGTTCTACAAATGCATGGTTCTATGTTACAACAGTAGACGGCGTCGATGGGTACTGCATGAAAGAGTTTGTTGCTGTAGAGCAGTAATGAGGAGGGGCCATGGAAAGTATACTGACATCAATTAAAAAGCTGCTTGGGATTACCGAAGAGTACGAACACTTTGATACTGACATCATCATGCATGTCAATTCTGTCTTTTCTGTTCTGACCCAACTTGGTGTCGGTCCGGAAAATGGGTTTTCCATTACAGATAAAGATGCCACATGGGATGATTTTATCAAAGACGATTCCCGGCTTGAAATGGTTAAGTCCTATATGCATCAGAAAGTAAAGCTGCTTTTTGACCCGCCGTTAAGTAGCGCTGTCATAGAATCAACCAACCGCATACTTAGTGAATTGGAGTGGAGAATCAATGTGGCAGCAGAATCTGGGAAGAAGGAGGAAATTCAAAATGGATAACACATTACAACATCATGGTGTCCTTGGACAAAAATGGGGTGTCAGGCGTTTTCAGAATCGTGATGGAACCTTAACCTCTGCTGGAAAAGCTAAGCAATCAACTGGTAAATCGGATCAGCAAAAAGAATCTGAAAACCGTAAACGCTACGATGCCCGTAATCGCGGTTCATTGACAGACGCCCAGCTTCGTAAAAAGATTGAAAGACTTCAGATGGAAAAGCAGTTACGAAAGCTAACAGAAGAAGAAATCAATCCAGGAAGAACAGAAGCAAAAAGGGTTTTATCGCAGATAAGAACCAAGGTTGCATCGACGGCAATTACTGGTGCTGCATTATACGGAGTTAAAGCCGCAGTAACAAAGGATTTTAATGTGAAAGATTTTGGTAACGCCATATTCAATGGTGGTCCAAAAAAGAAATAGGAGGAGAATATTTATGGCATTATCTAATACGGCCACACCTAAGTACTACGGCCAGTTTAGAGATGCCGTAATAAGAGGTGAAATCCCGGTATGCAAAGAAATCTCTATGGAGATGAACCGCATTGATGACTTGATTGCTAATCCCGGAGTATGGTATGACAACCAGGCTGTCGAAGGTTTTATACAGTATTGTGAGAGTGAACTGACGCTTACGGATGGAGGAAACCTCAATCTTCTGGATGTTTTCAAGGTGTGGGCCGAACAGATTTTTGGCTGGTATTACTTTGTTGAGCGGAGCGTATATGAACCGTCTGCGGATGGACATGGCGGACATTATATCAATAAAACAGTTAAAAAACGTCTGATTAACAAACAGTATCTGATAGTTGGACGTGGAGCCGCTAAGTCCGTATATGATTCGTGTATTCAAAGTTTTTTCCAGAATGTTGATACGTCAACAACACACCAAATCACAACAGCACCTACGATGAAACAGGCAGAGGAAGTTATGTCCCCCATAAGAACTGCAATAACTCGTTCGAGAGGTCCTTTGTTTAAGTTCTTAACTGAGGGTTCGCTGCAAAACACAACGGGTTCCAAAGCAAATCGTACAAAATTAGCTTCTACCAAAAAAGGAATTGAAAATTTCCTTACTGGTTCTTTATTGGAAATTCGTCCAATGTCAATAGCAAAACTCCAAGGACTTAGAGTAAAAATCGCAACCGTTGATGAATGGCTGTCCGGGGACATTCGGGAGGATGTTATCGGGGCGATTGAGCAGGGCGCATCAAAAGTTGACGATTACTTGATAATCGCAACAAGTTCGGAAGGTACTGTTCGTAATGGAAGCGGGGATACAATCAAAATGGAGTTGATGGACATCTTAAAAGGTGACTATATCAATCCTCATGTTTCTATATGGTGGTATAAACTTGATTCGGTCGATGAAGTTTCAAGACCAGAGATGTGGCTGAAAGCAAACCCAAACATAGGAAAAACAGTTACATATGAGACATATCAATTAGATGTGGAACGTGCAGAAAAAGCTCCGGCAGCCAGGAACGATATCCTTGCTAAGCGTTTTGGCCTTCCCATGGAAGGTTATACCTATTACTTTACTTATGAAGAAACACTTCCTCATCGAAAAAGAGATTATTGGCAGATGCCATGTTCTTTAGGAGCAGATTTATCAAGAGGTGATGATTTCTGCGACTTCACATTTTTATTCCCATTGGCAAACGAAGCATTTGGTATAAAAACACGGGCATATATTTCAGAACTGACATTGATGAAGCTCCCAGCCGCTATGAGAATCAAATATGATCAATTCATAGCTGAAGGGAGTTTAATTGTTATGGATGGAACTGTTCTTGATATGATGCTTGTTTATGAAGACTTGGACAATCATATCAGTGATCTTGGTTATGATGTGAGATGTTTTGGGTATGACCCTTACAACGCAAAGGAGTTTGTCGATAGATGGGCTGCTGAGAATGGTCCATTTGGTATTGAAAAAGTCATTCAGGGTGCAAAGACAGAATCTGTTCCCCTTGGAGAATTAAAGAAACTTTCAGAAGAAAGAATGCTTTTGTTTGACGAAGAGCTGATGACTTTTTGTATGGGTAACTGCATTACCTTGGAAGATACAAATGGGAACCGTAAATTGTTGAAGAAACGGAATGAACAAAAAATTGATGCCGTTGCGGCTATGATGGATGCTTATGTGGCATTCAAACTTAACCGGGACGCATTTGAATAGGAGGAATAAAATGTCGCTAAGTATAGGCGCAAGGCTCCAACATGCATGGAGTGCCTTTCGTAATAAAGATCCGGCAATACGTTACGGCGATATTGGTCCCGGATATGGGTATCGCCCAGACCGTGTAAGGTTTACGCGTGGTAATGAACGCTCTATCGTCACTTCTGTATATAATCGCATTACGCTTGATGCGTCAGCCATCAATATATATCATGCCCGATTAGATGATAATAACCGGTTTACAGAGATTATCGAATCTGGTCTTAACACCTGCCTTACTTTGGAAGCCAATATTGACCAGACAGCCAGAGCGTTTTTTCAGGATGCCGTAATGTCAATGCTTGACGAGGGATGCGTCGCATTGGTTCCAGTTGATACAACGCTCGACCCCAATGTTACAGGCTCCTACGATATCCAGTCTATGCGTACAGCACAGATTTTAGAATGGTATCCGGAACATGTGAGATTAAGGTTGTATAACGAAAGAATTGGAAGGAAAGAGGATATCGAGCTTCCCAAAAGCATTGTGGCGATTATTGAGAATCCGCTTTATTCCGTAATGAATGAACCGAATTCAACCATGCAGCGTCTGATAAGGAAATTAAATTTATTAGACGTTATTGATGAACAGAGTGGATCTGGGAAATTGGATTTAATTATTCAGTTGCCATATGTAATAAAAACAGATGCACGACGCCGACAGGCTGAAGAAAGGAGAAAAGAGATTGAAAATCAGCTTACCGGATCAAAGTACGGAATTGCGTATACTGACGGTACGGAACGCATCACACAGTTAAATCGTGCGGTTGACAATAATCTAATGACTCAGATTGAATACCTGACGAGTATGCTATACAGCCAGTTAGGAATCACGCAGAGTATTTTAGATGGAAGCGCCGATGATAAAACAATGCTGAATTATTACAATCGTACAATCGAACCAATTATTTCAGCCATAGTCGATGAAATGAAACGTAAGTTTCTTACAAAAACAGCAAGGTCACAGAAGCAGTCAATTCTTTTCTTTAGAGACCCATTCAAACTTGTCCCGGTCGCTGACATTTCTGAAATTGCGGATAAATTTACCCGTAATGAAATTATGACATCTAATGAAATCAGACAGATCGTCGGAATGAAGCCGTCTGACGACCCAAAGGCTGATGAACTTAGGAACAGCAATATCAGCGAACCAGCAGGAGAATCTAAAGAAACAGATGCATCTGCGGAAGTGGCTAATTTTACCATGAAAAATAAGGAGGAAATTCAAAATGAAGTATGATTTCAGTGGCTGGGCCACACGAAACGACTTGACATGTTCTGATGGAAGAATCATCAAGAAAGATGCTTTTAAGCATAACGATGGCGAAACAGTTCCATTGGTTTGGAATCATCAGCACAATACCCCAGATAATGTTTTGGGTCATGCTGTGTTGGAAAACCGTGAAGATGGTGTTTATGCTTACTGCGAATTTAATGACAGTGAGTCTGGGCTTACGGCAAAGAAGCTGGTTGAGCATGGGGATGTAAGATCGCTTTCTATATTTGCTAACCAGTTAAAGGAAAGCGGTAAAAATGTATTACATGGCATTATCCGTGAAGTCAGTCTTGTTCTGGCAGGAGCGAATCCGGGGGCATTTATTGAATCGGTTATTGCTCATGGAGCGGATTCAGAAACAGGTCTTATTATTGGGTATGATGAGAACATCATGTTGTATCATTCTTCTGACAAGGAAGACGATGACAAAGATGATAAGAAAAAAGACGCATCAGAGGAGAAAAAGGAAGACAAAGAAGATGGCGATGACAAAGAAACCATCCAGGATGTTTTTGATTCTATGTCGGAAAAGCAGCAGAAGGCCGTATATGCCATGCTTGCCCAGACAGCGGAAAAAGCCGGAGATGAGTCCAAAAAGGACGGCGAAAAAGAAAAGGAAGATGAAAAAAAAGGAGGAAATAACATCATGAAACATAACGTATTTGATCGTGACGATCAGCAGCAGGGTTCTGCGAATGTTATCTGCCATTCCGATCAGGTTGGCATTGTCGAGCTGGCAAAGTCCAGTCAGGTTGGAAGTTTTCAGACAGCCCTTAAGATTTATGCAGAGGAGAACAATCTTCAGCATGACGCAGTAAGCGGCGGATTTGTTCAGACTGGAAGCGGCAATGTAACAGAATTGTTCCCTGAGTATAAAGATGTGCGGCCGGGGGCTCCAGAGCTTATTACAAATGACCAGGGCTGGATTTCGGTCGTAATGTCCAAGGTACATAAAAGCCCGATTTCCAGAATCAGGACCAGCCAGGTTGACATCCGCAATATTGACTCCCTTAGAGCAAAGGGATATGAGAAGGGCAAACAGAAGAAACAGGCTGGCAATTTCAAGCTGGTCAGGAGAACTACCGACCCACAGACCGTGTATGTGAAGAATGCCCTGCATCGGGATGACATTGTTGACATTACTGATTTCGATTATGTTCAGTATCTGTACGGCATTGACAGAATGATGCTCAATGAAGAGCTAGCAACGGCGATTATGCTCGGAGATGGACGTGATGATGGCGATGAAGATAAGATTGCACCGGAACACATCAGACCGATTTGGCTAGATGATGAGTTATACACGATTCATGTGGATTTGGATGTAGCTGCTGCAAAAGCAGAGCTTCAGGGCAGCAATACCGGCGCTAACTTTGGCGAGAATTATGTATTGGCTGAGGCTATGATTAACACTGTGCTTTATGCAAGAGAGAAGTACAAGGGTACTGGTACACCGGATTATTTCTGTACACCGCATATGCTGAACGTGATGCTTCTTGCCCGTGACTTGAACGGAAGGAGAATCTACTCTTCAAAGGCTGAGTTGGCTTCTGCCCTGAATGTTGGAGACATCATTACAGCAGAGCAGTTTGAGGGTAAAACGAGAACCACCGAGGATAACAAGACAAAGAAACTTCTTGGCATCATTGCAAACCTCAATGATTATTCATTGGGAGCAACCAAGGGCGGAGAAGTTACACACTTTACACAGTTTGACATTGACTTTAACCAGGAGAAATCTCTTCTGGAAACAAGATGTTCCGGCGCTCTTACAAGGGTTTACTCAGCGATTGCAATTGAGGAGCCGGTTGCAGAGACTAATGTAGCAGGTTAAGGAGAATTTCAAAATGGCAAAATTTTATGGAAAAATCGGCTACGCTGAATCAGTAGAAACAAAACCGGGAGTATGGGACAAACAGATTACGGAAAAAGATTACTACGGTGATTTGATTCGTAATACCAAAAAGTTTCAGAATTCCGAAAATCTCAACGACAACATCTGTATCGCAAATGAGATAAGCATTGTAGCCGATCCTTTTGCCATTCAGAATTTTCACAGTATGCTTTACGTTGAGTACATGGGTGTGAAGTGGAAGATTTCAAATGTTGAAGTTGCATACCCAAGGCTTATATTGACGATAGGGGAGGTGTACAACGATGAACAGGATTGATTTGCAGAATAAACTGGAAGAAATCTTGGGAAGCCGTAACGTGTACTTCCAGCCCCCTGAGTCAATAAAAATGAATTACCCAGCAATCGTTTATTCCCGAAATGATATTAAAAACGATTTTGCTGATGACAAAGTGTATATGCAGTCTTATGTGTATACGGTGACGGTTATTGACAAAGATCCAGACAGCGAAATTGTAGGAAAAGTAGCAGCTCTTCCACACTGCAAATTTGACAGGAATTTTAAATCTGGAAATCTTAATCACGATGTTTTTACATTGTATTTCTAATAAGGAGGAAACAGACTATGAAATTAAAGTGGGATCAGACCGGTGAAAGAATATATGAAACCGGCGTGAGCAATGGGGTGTTATATGTACAGAAAGCTAACGGTTCATATGATAATGGCGTTGCATGGAACGGTTTATCTACTGTTACAGAAAGTCCTTCAGGAGCAGAGTCAAATGCAATTTATGCCGATAATATTAAGTATTTGGCGCTTACAAGTGCTGAGGAGTTTGGCGCTACCGTTGAGGCATATACATATCCGGACGAATTTGCAGAATGTGATGGTTCTGCCGAGGTTGCTGATGGAGTGATGATCGGACAACAGGATCGTAAGGCATTTGGTATGGCTTACAAGACGATTGTTGGAAACGACACGGAGAAAAATGCACACGGCTATAAGCTACACATGATTTATGGCGCAACCGCAGCTCCGTCCGAGAAAGGATACAGTACGGTTAATGACAGTCCGGAGCCGATTACCTTATCATGGGAATTAAGCACTACACCTGTGGAAGTTACAGGGTATAAGCCGACCGCTACTCTTGTGATTGACAGTACGAAAGCGAATTCGGAGAAACTCAAGGCTCTTGAGGATATCCTCTTCGGTTCCGATGAAACGGAGGCAAGACTGCCAATGCCTAATGAAGTTATTTCTCTTATGAAAGAGGATGTTCCGGCAGCAGGTTAATTAAGAAACAATATTTTTAGGGGCGTATCCACTTGAATGGACCTACGCCCCATTTTTTTATTGAAAGGAGATAAGAAGATATGTTAAAGAAAACGATTACATTTGTTGACTATGCGGGAAATGAGAGGACAGAGGATCATTATTTCAACCTCAACAAGTCAGAAGCCACGAAGATGGAGTTAAGCACAACTGGCGGCTTGACGCAGATGATTGAGAACATTATTGCGGCGCAGGACAATCCTTCCATTATAAAGATATTCGAGGAGCTGATTCTTAAGGCTTACGGAAAGAGAAGCCCGGACGGACGCCGGTTCATGAAATCGGAAGAGATTTCAAGAGACTTCATGGAAACAGAAGCATACGACCAGTTATTCATGGAACTGATTACGGACCCGAAAAAAGCGGCGGCATTTGTGAATGGTGTTATCTCATTCAACGAGAAAGACATCAAGAATGACACACTGCGGGAAGCGAACATTACCCAGATTCCGCAGGCTGTAGCCGCTGAGAAACCGATGGGTTAAGGAAAGGAGCTGACAGAGGATGCTTCAAATAACCATTCCATCGAGAGACGACTTGTGGGATGAATCCAAGGGAGAGTTTGTTACATCAAAAGAACAGAAACTTGTTTTGGAGCATTCTTTGGTCTCCCTTTCAAAATGGGAGTCAAAGTGGTGCAAACCGTTTCTATCTAAGCAGGAGAAGACAACCGAGGAAACTATAGATTATATACGATGCATGACGCTGACACAGAACGTCGATCCGGAGGTCTATAACTTTCTTACGGATGATAATATCCGGGACGTTAATGCTTACATCGAGGCTCCTATGACGGCAACATGGTTTTCAAACAGTAATACTGGAAAACAAAACCGGGAGCAGATTACAGCCGAGCTGGTGTATTACTGGATGATAGCATTGAACATTCCGTTTGAATGCCAGAAGTGGCACTTGAACCGCCTGCTTACATTGATACGGGTGTGCGAGGTTAAAAATTCGCCGCCTAAGAAAATGAGCAGACGTGAACTGTTAAACCGTAATGCCGCTCTGAATGCGGCTAGAAGAAAACAATTAAATTCAAAAGGCTAGGAGGTAGAAGAGATGAGATCGAGACAGGCAGTAGTTGACTTGGTTAAATCGTGGGAGGGTAAGAAAGAATCTAACGGAACCCATAAGTCCATCATTGACATTTACAACGGATATAAGGGTAAACTTCCGCGCGGTATAAAGATGAAGTACGACTGGTCATGGTGTGCATGTACATGGTCGGCGCTGGCAATTAAGCTTGGTTATACAGCTATCATGCCGATAGAAATTAGCTGCGGTTATCTGATTGATGCTGCTAAGAAATTGGGCGTTTGGAAAGAGAATGATGATTATATTGCACAGCCCGGCGATGCTGTTTTATATGATTGGGATGACAGCGGAAAAGGCGATAACACTGGATGGCCGGATCATGTTGGGACAATTATCGAGACACATAAGTCTGCTGGTTACTTTGTTGTGATGGAAGGAAATTACAGCGATTCCGTAAAAAAACGCACGTTATCAATCAACGGCAAGTACATTCGCGGGTTTATTACGCCTAAGTATGACAACAATACGGTTTCCGCTCCAAAGAAAGAGGCGGGAAAAGGTGTGAAGACTATTGCCCGCGAAGTAATTGCGGGTACATGGGGTACAGGCGATGAACGCAAGAAAGCGCTGGAAAAAGCCGGATACAATTATGATGCGGTTCAGAAGATGGTAAACCAGATTCTGAATGGAAATGCGGTTGTTACAGACAACAAGGTTCAGAACGAGAACCAGAAAGTTTCCAAAAAGGTTACCGCTACATGTACGGCCAAGAAATTTGATAAATCTTTAGCCGGTACATATAAGACGACAGCAGATTTGTATTGCCGTAATGATGCCGGAACAAACAAGAAAGCATTGTGTCTTATTCCGAAAGGAACGAAGGTGCAGTGCTTCGGATACTACAATGTGTCCGGAAATTCAAAATGGCTGTATATCCAGTTTAC